CTTTGGCCAATTACCAAAACTTACCCAAGCATATCCATTATGTTCACCATTTAGTTGTGGAATAAATTCTTCTTTTATAACACAAAGATAAGTATGAAAATTAAATTTTTCATCGTTACTTACAAAAGTTTCTAATGGAATTGATTTGATTATTTCAGGTGTGTCGCCTACTTCTTCTTGTATTTCTCTTAATAATGCTTTATATGGAATCTCTTCCGATTCATTAGTTCCACCTACTAAACCCCAAACGTCTGCTTGTCTGCTTTGTGTTCTATGCAGAAATAAAAATCTTTGTGTATCTAGTGTGTAGAAGAGGGCACCACTACAAATAATCTTGCTCATATAACTACTTATTTAGAGTACTAGACGCCAGGTTCCTTTTCGATACTCGCCTTCAAACGTAAGCGTCCATTCTGCTCCGTTCCATTTGTATTGGATACCTGTATTTAAATTGGTTGTGTATGTAACTTCTGGTACTGTTGAGTCTTGTCCGCTATTACCACTAGCATCAAAAACTATTTTCCAATCGTTTCCATCCCACTCAATTATATCATTTTCACTAGCTATTAGGTCGCCAGCCGCACCTTTCCAAGCATCAGGTCCGTCTGCATTTTCTTTGGAACCTACATCACCTAGTAATAATACTCTTACACCATCACCTTTGATGTTTGTTGGATTAGTTTTTAAAGGATCTATGATGTAATCAATAGTACCTTTTGTAGTAACAGGACCAACTATAACTGTGTTTGTAGGTATAGTATCTTCGTCCCAATTAACTATAATTTGTGTTTCGTCTAAGCTGTTTACAGCAAAAGTTCCTACCACTGGTGCAGTAAATCCTTCTCTGTCTAAATAAATTTTACTTAATGAAGCTCTGTAAATACCTGGTTCTGCATCTAATACTGTACTCCATTGAATTTCACCTGCAATACCATTCTTACCAAGTTGTACAACATTGTTAATTACTATTGCATCATAACCAGCCGCAGTTGAAACTGCCAAGTGTGCAGTAGACTTGCTTGATTTACCCATACCGCTTTTACCTACTGTGCTAGTATCAGAACCTTTCATGGTGTTTGCATAACTATCGTCATATGCTTGTAGTTCAGGCATACTGCTACTTAGATCAACAGTACCTTTGCTTTCATCAAATATACTCATTATAACATTTGTTATAACACCTAGCTTTTTAACTTTAGCAGGTGGACTAATATAAATTGGTGTACTAAATCCTAGTGTTGCAACATCAATGTCTGATTCAGTTCCTACAGGAATACTTCTTGAACTAAAGTTAATGTTTTCTAAATTAACAACTGATAAAGAAGTCCAGTCTACATAGTTGTCTGTTGTTTGTATTTCTAAACTTGGATTAAACAGCATTAATATCTGTTCCATGATTTGTAATTTTTGTTCTGTGTTTGTTGACCAAATGTCTGCTGATAATTGCAACGTATAAGGTGTAGGCATTAAACGTTCTACTGTATAATTTTTACCTTGTGTGTTTAAATATTCTTTGTTTGCACTATCATAAGTTCTTTCTCTTAAATGTATCTTACCTGTGTATGTAGAGTCAGCAGTTCTTGTTCTATCCATCTCCATACCAGTAACGTGTACACCTATACGAGGAGCACTTGGAATTTTATTTTCTGAATTATCTCTAATTAAATGTCCTACTTGTCTAGTAATGTCACCATACATAACAGGAACCTGTGTTAACACACCCTTACCATCAGCATAAGAGAAGTTACTCATTAGGCGAATAATCTGCGTAATGTATCTTCTAATTTGACCGTCGTAAAAATGTTGCATTAATTATCGCTCCTTGGCTTCAAAGCCTTACTGACAGGTTGTCTTTCTTTAACAGTTTCTCCACCAATGTTGCTTGTTGTTGTATTATTAATAAATGTACCTTTTTGTGTATTTCTAGTATCAGTGTTAGACAAGTTAACTCTAACAGCATCTTCCATCTTAGTCCAACGTTGTCCGTCAAACCTAAATAATCTATTTGGCATAAAGTCTGTCCTTAAAAAGTAATCACCTTTAATTTGGTTAAGTGGAAAACTTGATCCATGACCAAATGCTTCACCGTTTGGTGCAATACCATCGCCTAACAAGTAACCATCATATCCTGATCTTTCTGGTGTTTGATTAACTCTGTCTGCAAGTAAACCTTGTTGTGAAATATCTAAAGTGTTTATGTCAGTTGTAACCATCTCAGGTTTACCTGTCTTATCAACTTGTAAAGTATAAAGTTGTTGTGTTTCGTATCCTGACTTACCTGCGTCTGCTTCTGCTTGAGCAACAACGGCATTGTTAATTTGCATTTCTTTTTCATATGTAGAAAGTACATCACGTAATGTATTTGTACTTCCTTCTTCTGCTGGTAAATCAAGTATTTCTTTGAATTCTTGTGAGTCAACAATTTGTTTCATCTTGACTCTGTATAAGTGTGGATACCAACTTTGTGAAAATCCTTCTGCCGCTCTGTTTACATCTTCAACTACATAAAAACGTTTTAGTGCTACTTGGTAATCATTTAAAGCATACTCATCTTTTAAGTGTGGTAGCTCTATTACATCACCTGGCATAATCTTACGTCCAAGTGTTTTTACACTATAATTGATAGGTATTGTCATAAACAATACATCATTCTGTAAGAACAATCCAAATTGACTCATATCAAAGTCAATATCTGCAACGTTGTAAATACCACGTATTACGTAAATGTCTGGATCATACTTTCTATCCCTATTTTCAAGGAATAGCATATCTTGTATATTAGTTTCCTTAACAGCATTATACCTAGGTTGAGCCGGAGTTGCATCGGCTTCATCAGGATTTTGAGGGCCTAAATACTTATGGACAAATACGTCTGTACCACCTACTGTGAACATTTCCGTGATGGTTTTATCTAGGAAATCGTAATCTTTGCCCTTTTCGGGTTTGTATAAACTGAGTCTTGGCATAACATTAGTATTTATCGAACGTATAAATACATATGGAGACGAAAGATTATGGCAGATTTAACAACGCAGAAACAGGAAGTATTTGATTACATCAACCTAAGTTTAGGTGGTGGTATGGTGGACGTAGAGCTTGATCCAGGGCACTACGAAACAGCATTGAAAAAATCACTTACAAAGTTTAGACAAAGATCAGACAATTCTGTGGAAGAGTCTTATATATTCCTTCCAACTGTAATTGATCAGAACACATATATTCTACCTCAAGAAATAGTTGAAGTAAGAAAAATATTTAGGCGTTCAATTGGATCACGTTCAGGTGGTGGAGATGGTGGTACATTGTTTGAACCATTTAACCTTGCTTACACAAACACATATCTTTTAGCAAGTACTAATATGGGCGGACTAGCAACTTATGATATGTTTAGTCAGTACCAAGAATTAGTAGGAAGAATGTTTGGTTCATTCATTGAATTTAAATGGAACACTACTACAAAAGAATTAGTTATGTTGCAACGTCCTCGTGCAGAAGAAGAATTACTTCTTTATTGTTATAACTATAGACCAGATTCAGAATTATTAAAAGATTACCTAGCTGTACAATGGATCAAAGATTATGCACTTGCTACTTGTAAGTATATGCTTGGAGAAGCAAGAAGCAAATTTGCTACTATAGCCGGTCCACAAGGTGGTTCAACACTTAATGGTGACGCACTCAAAAACGAAGCAGTCGCTGAAATGGAAAAACTTGAAGAAGAATTAAAGACGCAAGTTGCAGGTGGTGTTGGCTACGGATTCACAATTGGCTAATAATTACTTGACTTTCAGATAAATCTATAGTAATATATTATATTAATACTAACGAAAGGAACTTTGGTATATGAAAGTCTTTCTTACACTCTTAACGTTAATGTTGGTTACTGCTTGTAGCGGTCACCTAGAAAAACCACAGGTTGCGTTCGGAAAGAAATGTCAGGTATCAACTGACGGACAAATAACATATTCATACGTTTGGCTTTATTCTAAGGAATCGGGCTTAAACGCAAACAAAGAAACTTGTAAACAACTTGAGGACTAGAAAATGATCGTAGGAATCTGCGGACTAATTGGATCGGGCAAAGATACTATTGCTGATTATTTGATTAGAAAACACGATTTTGAAAAGATCAGCTTTGCTGACAAACTTAAAGACTCTGTGAGTGTTATGTTTGATTGGGATCGTGAGCTACTAGATGGCAAAACGGACGAGAGCAGAGCCTGGAGAGAAGAAGTTGATGAATATTGGTCGAAAGAGACCGGTGAAACCATTACGCCTAGACTAGTGCTACAACTATTTGGTACTGAGTGTATGCGTGATGGCTTTTACGATGGTATATGGGTTAGCTTAACAAAGAAGAAAATACTAGATAATCCAGACAAGAACTTTGTTATTCCAGATGTACGTTTTCCTAACGAAGCTAAAATGCTATATGAAGTAAATGGCCAAGTATGGAGAGTTGTACGTGGGGAAGATCCACAGTGGTTTACGGACTTTAAAGACTTTGGTGTAGAGCCCAAAGAAGTACACCCTAGCGAATGGGCTTGGGCACAGACAAAATTCACACACATTGTTGAAAATAATAAGACGGTTAGTGATCTTACAGATCAGGTACAAGATCTCCTTGTTTCCACTTAAACCCTTCCTTGTATATAATCTTACTGCAATTAGCACATACAGTTTTTAAATTACTATAACGTATATTGTTCATATCACCGTCAACATAGTAAACTGAGAACTGCTCTTTATGTTTGCTCTTGTATCCACACTTATCACATTCGCTTTTTTTAGTATAGCCTGACTGCTTGTACTTGGAATATGAAACACGAGGCTTGCCATGCCTGGTGCATGACTCACACTTGCTTCTATAGAAAGGTTTGCCCTTCTTGTAGTAGTTTATAGCTACAGGTTTCTGTCCACATTCACATAAAGGTCTCATATAGTTATTTACCTGCCCTTTTTGACCCCTTTTTCTGGGTAGTTATAGCCTAGGTTTATGCGTTTTGGTATAAATACTTGTAATATGCTAACAGGAGAACTAAAATGGCTTTAACATCACCAGGAGTACAGGTTTCCGTAATAGACGAAAGTTTTTACACGCCGGCGGAACCAGGTACAGTACCAATGATTTTTTGTGTATCTGCTCAAGACAAGCAGAACGCATCAGGAACAGGAACGGCAACAGGAACACAATCTAAAAATGCTGGAGTACCATACTTGGTAACTTCACAAAGAGAATTAACAGAATTATTTGGAGATCCAACGTTCTATACAGACTCTAACAACAATGCGTTACATGGTAACGAATTAAATGAATACGGTTTACAAGCGGCTTACTCATACTTAGGTGTGGCTAACAGAGCTTACGTAGTTAGAGCAGATTTAAACACTACAGAGTTGGTTGCAACTGCAACTGCTCCTGCGGCAAACCCAGCAGACGGAACTTACTGGTTTGATACAGCAAATAGTGTGTTTGGAATCTTTGAGTGGAATTCAGCGTCAGCTACGACAACTGGTGGTCAGAGCTTTGGCAATAAAATTCCAACAGTAATTACAGATGCAACTAAGGTAACAGGTGGAGCACCTAAAACTTCTGTTGGCGCAGTAGGTGACTATGC